TCCATCTTCGTATCCCCGAAGGTCGGTCGAAGCCGTTCGAAGTCGGTCGCGTCGGTTTCGCTCCCGCCTGAATCTGGTCCGGTTCCGGCTCGTCTGTCTACGCCCCGATCGGGCGAAGAATCGTTCGGGCCCCAGGTGGCCGAATGGACCCGTCGAATCCTGGATGTCGAGTTAATGCCGTGGCAGATCGAGGCTTTAACTCACGCGCTTAGTTTCCACCGGGACGAAAACGGCGAACCGGTCTTCGATGTTCGTCGACATCTGACTTCGGTTTCGCGTCAGTCCGGGAAAAGTTTCGCGATCCGGAGCCTGGTCGGATGGTGGCTTTCGGAACTGGCCGTCGAACGCGGCCGCCCGCAACTGGTGATAACGACCGCCCACAAACTCGACCTGGCGGTGAACCTGTTCCAGGATCTCGCTCCGGTACTTGAAGCGAAGTTCGGCGCGAAAGTGAAATGGTCCTACGGTCGGAACGAACTGACGATGGCCGACGGCTCGCGATGGATCGTCCGGGCCGCGACACCATCCGCCGGACACGGCTTTAGTCCGGACCTGGTGATCGTCGACGAAATCTGGGATGTCGGCGAAGAAGTCGTCGAACAGGGTTTACTACCCGCGCAACGCGCCCGGAAATCTCCGATGCTTTCCGCCTGGTCGACCGCCGGAACCGAAGCGTCGAAACTGTTTCTCCGATGGCGCGAAGAAGGGCTCCGGATCATCGACTCCGGAAAACCCGGCCGGCTCGCGTTCACCGAATGGAGTCTCCCACCAGGGATCGACCCGATGGACGAAAGGTTCTGGCCGTGGGCGAACCCGGCGATCGGACACACGATCGACATCGAGACACTTCGCGCCGAAGCCGACTCGCCGAACCGATCCGCGTTTCTCCGAGCGTCCCTTAATCTCTGGATCTCGACGAACCAATCCTGGCTCCCGCCTGGAGTGTGGGAAACCCTGAAGACCGATGTCGACCTGGGCGACCCGGTCGTCCTGGCGATCGACTCATCGCTGGACGACTCGCGCTATGTCGGCGTGTTCGCCTGGGATCTCGAAGACCGGACCGTCGTCGGAACCGCTTTCGTCTGCCAGTCCGAAACCGAACTCTGGGCCGAACTCGACCGGGTAGCCGCCGGGAAAAGTTTCACGATCGCGATAACTCCCACACTCGACGCGCACTTTCCCCTGGAGTACGCCCGCCGAAAAACCCTGTTCGGTTATGGGGAACTCCAGAGATGGACATCGTTAGTTAAAGCGATGATCTCCGAAGGTCGACTCGCGCACACCGGCGAACAGGCACTCGCCGAACACATAAACCGCGCGGTCGCGGTCCGGACCCAGGGAACGACCGTCCTATCGTCGCAACGATCACCCGGCCCGATCGAACTCGCCCGGTGTGCGGTCGCCGCCGCCGCGATCGCATCGAAAGCGAAATGGCGAAACGCGCCAGAGATCGTTTTCGGTTAAATCGTCTATCTCCGTAGGATCGTAGAAATCGGATCGTCTGCCGACTCATAATCGGATTAGATGAAACTCATCCCATCCAAAAAGCCCCAGGTCGCCGCAAGTGTTAACACGGTCACTAGCGGTTCGATGGTCCTTTCCCCCGGTACGAACTTCGGGGTTTCTATCGCGCGGGAAAGGGCTATCGCGATTCCCACGATCTCACGCGCCCGCGATCTTTTCGCCGCTTACGCCGCGACGCTTTCGATCCGACAGGCCGGGACCCAATGGGACGGCGAAGATCTAGTCGAGATTCCGATCCCCCCGGAACCCTGGATGTCTCGTCCCGATTCGAGTTCCACACTCGCGGCGACTCTGGCCTGGACGATCGACGCGATGCTTTTCTACGGTTTCTCCGCCTGGTATGTCACCGGCCGTTACGCTCCGTCGAACGGCGCTTTCCCGGCGTCGTTCCAACTTCTGCCCGCCGAACAGGTTTCGTTCCAGGCGTCGAACTATGTCGGGAATACTCCGATCGGTGAGATCACGAACATTAGTTTTAACGGAACTCCACTCGCCCGCCGCGATGTCGTTTTCTTTTGGTCGCCTAACGAACCGCTACTCCGTTCGGGTTCTCGCGCGATCGCGATCGCCGAAAAGTTAGATCTCGCGGCCCAGAGATTCGCGACTTCGCCCATCGCGGCCGGATGGCTTAAACAGACCGGCGGCGAACCCTTGCCACCCGATAAAGCGAAACAGGCCGCGCAAACTTTCGCCGAAAATCGCCTAACCGACGCGATCGCTTTCTTCCCGGAGAACATCGACTGGAAAGAATCCGGGATGGATCCGTCCAAACTCCAACTCACCGAAGCCCGGCAACACTCCGCGCTAGAACTTTCTCGCGTCGCGAACATCTCGCCCCTGTTAACCGGCGCTCCGTCCGGCTCGTCTATGACTTATTCGAACGCGACCCAGGCCTGGGAACAGTTAGGTTTCGATGTCGCGCCCTATTTGGCCGTAATCGAACAGACTCTGTCGTCCGAACAGGTAACGCCGCGCGGCCGCGTCGTCCGTCTCAAAGTAAACACACCCGCCGGAGCCGCCACACCCGCCCAGACACCCGCACCACAAGGAACTAACGCCTAATGAAACTCGATTTCGCCGTCTCTGACCTGACCGTTCTAACCCTGGCCGCCGCCGAAGGTGAAGCACCTAAACGCGAGATCCAGGGAATCGCGCTCCCCTGGGACATCGTCGCGACCGAATCACACGGAACGCGCGTCCTATTCCGCCGCGATTCGATAAACACCGAAGGTTCACGCCCGAAACTTCTCTGGCAACATAACCCGCTAGAACCGCGCGGCATCGTGACCGAACTTGTGTCGGCCGAATCCGCCCTGTTATTTACCGCGAAAGTCTCCGCAACCCCCGAAGGCGACTCCGCGTTACAACTCGCATCCGACGGAGTCCTTTCGGTTTCTGTCGGCGTGAACCCCACCACCTACAACTACGAAACGATCGACGGTGTCGAAGTTCTCGTAGTAGAGGCCGGCGAGATGCTCGAACTCTCCCTGGTGACTTTCCCCGCTTTCGAGCAAGCCGCGATAGAAAAAGTCGCGGCCGCGCAACCCATCCCACCCATAAAGGAGATCCCAGAAATGGAAGAAGTAACCCAGATCGAAGCATCCGCCGAGATCGTCCCTACAAAGCCGATCGCGAGTTTCGCACCGGCTCCAAAAATCACGGCCGCCGAAGTCGTTTCGGCTCTCGCGACCGGTAACGCATCCCCACGAATCCAGGCCGCACTTGCCGAGCAAGGAACGGCAGACACCCCCGGTATCGTCCCGGAAATCTGGACCGGAGAAGTTTTTAACCCTGTAAGCAACGCTCGCCCGATCATCGACTCGATCGGTCTTTTCGCGATGCCACGCGCCGGAGAAACCTTTTATCGTCGCAAAGTAACCCAGAATGTCGCCGTCGATGTTCAGGCGGCAGAGTTCGACGAAATCGAATCCCAGAAGATGACCGTTTCGAAGATCACGGTTCAGAAACAAACTCTCGCGGGCGGTCACTTAATGTCCGAACAGGAAATCGACTGGAGCGATCCGGCGGCGGTGCAACTCGTGTTAAACGACTACGCCCGAATCTGGCGTAAGCGCACCGAGCAGATCACCGGCGCGGCTCTCGTTACGGCCGCATCCGTAACCGATGAGATCACCGACTGGACCGATGGCGACGAAATCCTGGATGCACTTTATGACGCATCCGCGACGATCGACGGCGTGATCGACGAACTTCCGACGACAGTTTGGGTAGACCCGCTTAGGTGGGCAGATCTCGGCAAGGCTAAGAACGCCGCCGGAGATCGCATCTTCCCAGTCGTCGGCCCATCAAACGCCGCCGGCACAATGTCACCCGGAACCTACGCGGTTAACGCTCTCGGCCTTCGCGTCGTAGTGTCGAACCGTCTCCCGGCCGACACTTTCATTATCGGAAACCCGATGGGACTCGAATTGTTCGAGGACCTACGCGGTGCTATTACGATCGCGAAGCCTTCAGTTCTCGCGGTCGAACTGGCTTATCGAGGGTACTTCGCGACCGCGACCATCGAGTCCGGCGCGTTCGTCGCACTCGTCGACCCGGCCTGATCCGTAACGACTGAAGGAGACGGTTAGAGATGGCTTTCCAGAAAACGATCACCGAAGCGGTCGCGGTTTCTGGCGTCCATACTCTGACCGTCTCCGATGTCGAGAACCTGTTCGTCGGCTACTCGATAGATGTCCAGGGCGCCGGAAACACTTTCGACGGGACACACAGGATTAGCGCAATAGACGAAGACGATCTAACCGTCTCATTTACCCAGGGGAACCACAATCACGCGCTCGCGGATGTTTTCGGTCTTCTCACCGTGAACATCGAATGGATAACGACGAACGATGTCCAACTGTTCCTGGGTATCGGCACACCATCACAAGACGAATCCGA